TGGACATGTTTGTGGGTCTCGCGGAAAACGGCACGTTCGCTACAGGTGTTCCTTTTACGGCAAACAACCAAATTGGATTTCTTCTTGTTGAGGGCGCTGCTGATATTTATGCGAATTGCGACAGCGGTGGCACTGAGACCAAGACCGATACTGGTGTAGATTTTGCTGATGGAGCGGAATCAAGCTCCAATATCACCAATAGTCGTCAACTCGGCTTCATTGTGAAGGGAACTGGTCAGGTAGAATTTTATGTAGATCGGGTTCTAAAGACCACGACAACTGCCAACATACCGACATCTGCTTTGACCCCTTGGTTTTGCGCTATGTCTGGAACCACAACGGCAGATGCTGCATGGTGTGATTACATCAACATAGCTGCTCAACGTGTCACCAACGGCATGACTCAATACGGCTCTGCTGTGTAAGGGTTGATTTATGGTTAATAAATGGACAAAGAAAACTGTAACCAAGGAAAGTCCCAAAAAGGAGTCTAAATATTCCTACGGGATTAGCTCCAAAAAGGACTTTCCTACCCCTGGTACACCTAAGTATAAGATGATGGTTCTTTCGGGGGAGATCAAGGAATAGATCATGGCTGATGCTGTAGCGACAACCACAATAATAGACGGCCCAAGAAAAGCTGTCATTTATTGTACTGATACCAGTGATGGGGACGGAGAAGCCGCTGTAACAAAAGTGGATGTATCTGCCTTATCTCAGAGTCCGGATCTGGATACCTGTACCGGAGTTCGATTAGAAAAAGTGGTTTTTTCCAATGTAGGTATGGGTGTAAAAATTCTTTGGGATGCCACAACAGATGTTATTGCATTAGAGCTTCCAGCAGATTATTCAGATACCATTGATTTTAGTGACATTGGTGGTCTTCCCAATTATGCGGGAAGCGGAAAAACTGGCGATATTCAATTTACCACAATAGGGCATACCAGTGGTGATACTTACTCCGTGACGTTGTATTGTATTAAAGAGTACTAGTAGGGGTAAGCTATGCCAGAGGATCAGTCCCGAAAAAACGAACTGGATATTCTGGAGCTTAGAGGAGATTTTAAGCTTTTATCGCAAAAACTGGATACCATAAAAACGAATGACCTCCACCATATCCAGAAAGCGGTAGACGGGGTTCAAAGGGTTTTGTGGGCTGTTGGTTTATTGGTTTTAGGCCACTTGGGGATTGCTATAAAGACTGCTCTTTGGGGATAAATGAAAGGTTTTACATATTATGGCTCTTTCCG